CGTGAGCGGCAGGAGCTGGCCGGTCATAACGGACTGGCCGACGTTCCGGCTGAGAAGCTGGCCGGTGTGAGCGTGCGGCTGCATCACTATGAAAATGCGGTGTGGTGCTGGACGCGCGCGGTGCTGAACGAACGTTATCAGGACTTTGACGCCACCGCGACAGCGGTTAAGCGCGGCGAAGAACTGAGTGATGCCAGCGGCGATCTCTGGCGCGATGCGCGCTGGGCTATCAGCCGCGTGCAGGACATACCGCACTGCACCGTGGAGCTTATCTGATGAAAGTGCGTGCGCAGCAGTATGACACGGTGGACGCACTCTGCTGGCGTCACTACGGGCGCACGCAGGGCGTGACGGAACAGGTGCTGCAGGCAAATCCGGGGCTGGCGGAGCACGGCCCCCTCTTACCGCACGGGCTGGAGGTGGAGCTGCCGGACGTGACAGCGACGGCCACCGTGCAGGCCGTCCAGCTTTGGGACTGAATCATGTGGGAAAAAATCAGCACCTTTTTAACCTGGTGCATTGCGGTGGTGATGGCGTGGCTGGGCGGCATGGACCTGAAAGACATGTCCACCGTGGCCGGTGTGCTAATCGGCCTGCTGATGGCGCTTATCAGCTGGTACTACAAACACAAAACCTATCAGCTGCTGGCAAGCGGGCGCATCACGCGGAGTGAATATGAATCTGCAGACCGTTAAACGCTGCGCCGTGGGCGTCGTGCTGGCGCTGGCCGCCACGATGCCCGGCTTTCAGCAGCTGCATACCTCCGTGGAGGGGCTGCGGCTGATTGCCGACTATGAGGGCTGCCGCCTGCAGCCGTACCAGTGCAGCGCGGGAAAGTGGACCGACGGCATTGGTAACACGTCCGGCGTGGTGCCGGGTAAGTCCATCACGGAACGGCAGGCGGCGGGAAATTTCATCACCAACGTGTTGCGCACCGAGGCGGCACTGGCGCGCTGCGTGGCGGTTTCCATGCCGCAGCAGGTTTATGACGCGCTGGTGTCGCTGGCGTTTAACGTCGGCACCGGCAACGTGTGCGCCTCAACGATGGTGGTATTACTGAAAAAGGGCCAGTGGCGCGAGGCGTGTTATCAGCTGCCGCGCTGGGTGTACGTGAAAGGCGTATTCAGTCAGGGGCTGGATAACCGGCGCGGACGTGAACTGGCATGGTGCCTTAAAGGAGTCTGAGATGCAGATGGTAAAAAAATGGTGGTTTACGGCGTTACTCACCGTCCTGCTGACGCTGGTCAGTATCAGTCACGGCAGCTTTGCGGGCTATCCGCTGGCGGCCCTGCTCTGGGCGGAGTTTATAGCCTGGGCTTTCATCGGTTTTTCCGGGCTGTGCTGCGCCGCCACGCTGACCGGCGGAGAGCGTAAGCGGACGTTTGCCTGGCTGCTGAGGTTTGCGCAGCTGGCTGACCGCGTGCCGCTCAGGTGGTATCACCGCGTGATCGTCGCTCTGTTGATGTGGACAGCAGGATGGCAGCTGGCGGTTCTTATGAGCCTGAATGCTCTGTTTTATCGCTGGATGATCAGGCCAGAGCTTAAGCAGGCCGCAGCATGACGCGTGCACTGGCAGTTATCGTGCTGATCCTGCTGCTTATCACCGGCGTGCAGTCTTACCGGCTGAGCAGCGCCCACGGCAGGATTGATGCGCAGCAGACCACCATTGCGGGCCAGGGCAAAAAGCTGAGCCAGAAAAACAGCCAGCTGATTGCTCTGAACATCCTGACGCAGACCAGCAGCCAGGCGCAGACGCAGCTTTACGCCGCCGCCGAACGCAACGGCCAGCTGCTGCGCGAGCGGCAGCGAAAGATTGAGGAACTGAAACGTGAAAATGAAGACCTGCGCCGCTGGGCTGATGCCGCTCTGCCTGATCCTGTTGTCCGGCTGCGCCAGCGACCGGCCCTCTCAGGAGGTGAATCTTACCGTGAGTGGCTGTCCGAAAATCACCCGCTGCCAGCTGGACCCGGCAGCACCGCGCACTAACGGCGACCTTCTGGCCCTGCTGGACGAAACGGAGGCCGCCTGGGCGGTGTGTGCCGGTAAGGTTGATACCATCATCAGCTGTCAGGAAAAAGACGATGAACAAGCCGCAGTCCTTACGCAGCGCCCTGAATAAGTCCGTTCAGTATGTGGCCGACAACCCGGACCGCCTGCACCTGTTCGTGGACAGCGGCCAGCTGGTCGCCACGTCCGCCGCGTCCCTGTCGTGGGAGTATCGCTACACGCTGAACGTGGTGATCACCGACTTTACCGGCGACCAGAACCTGCTGATGGCACCGGTGCTTTTGTGGTTGCGGGAAAACCAGCCCGACGCGCTGCAGAACAGCGAAGCGCGCGAAAAGCTGTTTTCTTTTGAGGTGGATATTCTGGGGAATGACCGCTGCGACATCAGCATGGATCTGAAGCTGACAGAGCGCGTTGTGGCAACGACGGTAGACGGGAAAATCAGCATTGAGGCAGTGCCGGAGCCGGACGCGCCGGAGGAAGTCTGGACGGTGAAACGTGGCTGAACTGCATGAAGTGGACGCCTGGCTGGCGGCGCTGCTCTCACAGCTGGAGCCTGCCGCCCGGAAAAAGATGCTGCGCGAGGTGGCGCGCGACGTGCGCCGCATTCAGCAGGCAAACATCACCGCGCAACGTTCCCCGGACGGCACCGCATGGGAGCCGCGCCGCATCAGCGCCCGCAGCAAAAAGGGCCGTATCCGTCGCGGGATGTTCGCGAAGCTGAAAACGGCGAAGTACCTGAAGGCGCAGGCAGGCGCGGACGCCGCAGAGGTTGCTTTTGTTCCGGGGGTGCAGAAGCTGGCGCGCGTCCATCACTACGGCCTGCGGGACCGGGTAAGCCGTCGCGGCCCGATGGTGAAATATGCGGAACGTCCGCTGCTGGGCGTCAACGGCGACGTGGAAAGCACGGTGCGCGAAACCCTGCTGCGCTGGCTGACTGAATAGCGGTCCGGGCGTTGTGCCATGCCTCAGACAATGCCGGGATGATGCCCGGCCCCTGCCAAAGTGACAACCTCAGACCATGAACGAGAAACTCACCGAAATCATGCGCCTTATCACCAACCTGATCCGCACCGGCACCGTGTCCGAAGTGGATCCGGTGAACTGGCTGTGCCGGGTGAAAACGGGCGACCTTGAAACAAACTGGATTAACTGGCTCACCCTGCGCGCCGGTAACACCCGCACATGGTGGCAGCCCACCGTCGGGGAACAGGTTGTTCTGCTGAGCCTGGGCGGCAATCTTGAAACCGCCTTTGCGCTGCCCGCCATTTATTCCGAAGCCTTCCCGCCGCCCGACTATTCAGAAGACGGTGACACAACGGAATACAGCGACGGCGGTTTTTTCCAGTATGACCCGGCCCGGAACCTCTGGCTGATCAGGGGAGTGAAAAACGTGCTGGTTGAAGGGGCTGAAAACATGGAGCTGAACACAAAGAAATTTGCGCTGAATGCCGATGAAGCCGTGATTAACGCCGCGATGAAGATTAACGGGGCCGTCACGCAGTCCGGCGGCGGAATGAGTTCAAACGGCGTTGTGGTGCATTCTCATAAACATGGTGGCGTAAAATCCGGCGGCGACACGTCAGGAGGCCCGCAATGATGTATCTCGGCATGAACCGCGACACTGGCGAAGCCATTACTGACATCGAACACATCCGCCAGAGCGTGCGCGACATACTGATCACCCCGGAGGGCTGCCGCCTTGCCCGGCGTGATTACGGTTCGATGTTGTCTGCGATGATTGACTGGCCGCAGAACGATGCCACCAAACTGCAGGTAATGGCTGCCACCTATACCGCACTGAGCCGCTGGGAGCCACGCATCCGGCTGGCCTCGGTAAACATCACGCGCAATACGGACGGCTCTATGCAGGTTGATCTGAGCGGTCAGCGTGCCGACGGCTCACCGCTTTCTCTGACGGTTTCAACGGGGGTGAACAGTGGCGGTAATTGACCTTTCCCAGCTGCCTGCGCCGCAGATTATTGAGGTGCCGGACTTTGAAACGCTGCTGGCAGAGCGTAAAGAGGCGCTGATTGCGCTTTATCCGGCGGATGAACAGGCCGCCATGCGCCGCGTGCTGGCGCTGGAATCTGAACCGATTGTGAAAAACCTGCAGGAGAACACCTACCGGGAAGTCCTGCTGCGCCAGCGTATTAACGAGGCGGCGCAGGCGGTAATGGTGGCCTATGCCATCGGCAGCGATCTGGATCAGCTGGCCGCCCGTAACAACGTGAAGCGGCTGACGATTACGCCTGCGAATCCTGACGCGGTGCCGCCGGTTGATGCGGTGATGGAGTCAGACGACGCGCTGCGCGTGCGCGTGCCGGAGGCGTTTGAGGGACTGAGCGTGGCCGGACCGACGGGAGCCTATGAGTTTCACGCGAAAAGCGCCGATGGCCGTGTGCAGGACGTGTCTGCAACCAGCCCGTCACCGGCGACGGTATTGATCACCGTCCTGAGCCGTGAGGGCGACGGCACGGCAGCAGCGGATTTGCTGACCACAGTGAACACCGCGCTGAGCGCAGACAGCGTGCGCCCGGTAGCCGACCGCGTGACGGTTCAGGGGGCGACCATCCGCAGCTACAGCGTGAAGGCCAGGCTGCACCTGTTTGACGGGGTGGCCGCCGGTCCCTGCCTTGAGGCGGCAAACGCGAAGCTGGCCGCTTACCTGACCGAACAGAAAAAGCTGGGGCGCAGCGTGCGGCGAGAGTCCTACGGGGCGGTGATGCGCGTGGCCGGTGTGGACTGGGTGGAAATTACCGAGCCGGCGGCGGACATCATCATGGACCGCACGCAGGCGGGTTACTGCACCGGCACGAATGTGTCCGTGGCGGGCGATCAGGGGGTGACATGAGCAACAGCAGCCTGATGCCGCCCGGTTCGTCTGCACTG